TAGTCAAACCAGAATAAGTACTAACCTTATGCTCTAATTCCATAATCTTTCTCGATTGATCTATTTTATCAGACTTTAGGGTCGCCATGTCTGAATCTAATTTAAAATAGATACCCGACACGCTAACAACTAGTAAGCATATAGTCACAACCTCTTTTGCACTAAGTTTGAATTTATTTTCCATGTTATAAAGATGTTAAGAAGTCTATTATCGAATCTACAGGCACCGAAACCCCTAGATATTTATCCGCTAAAGCATTTAAAACAGTAGCAATCGCCCCTATTAATATCACTCTAATTGTAACGGGTTTTACTTTTTGTTTACCTGTCTTATCCTTGGTCGATAGATTTGATTTTACAAACTCAAATATTTTAGTGTCTTTTAACTTTTTCATCTTATTTCGCGTTTAAATAATCGTCTTCAAATTGAACAAGCTCTTTATCGTTAACAACCCATCCGTTTTCTCCTCTTAACATAACAAACACTTTTACCTGCTCGTAAATGTCGTCTTCTAGTTTTATTTCTCCATTAGACTTGTCTATAATATCCATTAACTTGATGCGCTGACGCATATCATTCACGCTCACGGGGGTGTCTTCGCCCATAGCGGTCTTAGTCCTAGCTGTGTCGATGCAAATATTTATAATCTCTCGATACGTAGCACCTTCTATTTGATTGTTGCCATGGATCATATTCAAACTAGTCTTTTTATTTTTTATCTTTTTCATCTTTCTTGAGGTTTAAATTTCTAATGGGTTCTTTTAAATTGGGTTCGCTCATTAACTGACACTTGTCTAAAATCTTATTTATTTTATCCATACTAACGCCAAATAACGAGTTGTAAATCTCTTTACTTTTGTCTAGTATATACAAGGGCTGCTTGCCATGCAATCTAATTACGGTATAATCAGAATGAAGGTTTTCGCCTTTGGTAATCATGTCTATTTCTTGTTCTTTCATATTGCTAAATTACTTTTAATTTCATATAAAGTTTTTCATAAATCATGATTTAGTAAAAATCCACTCACTATATGATAAAACAATCTTTGCCTCTGATTGCGTCATATCTTGAGGGTCAATATTTTCTGTAACGTAAGACGGCAAAGCTGGGGGATTAGTCAATACTGGAACCGTTCCGTCTTGTTTATCCACCATACAAAGCGAATCGTCAACACATCGACTATTAGAGCTAAATCCTTGCTCGTCCAATTCAGACAACGAAGTAGAATCTGTGCTACTTAGAGCATATTTATATCCATTATCCATTATAAATATCTTTGTGTTAATGCTAATATTTGCGCGTCTGTCAGCGCTCTATCATATATTATAAGTTCCTGTACCCCGCCAGCAAACCACTCGCCATTTCCAATGTATCGACCTAGGGTAACACCGTCGAATGATGCCGCTAGTGATTTACTTGTAACGCTTGTATCCTCAGAAACGCCATCTACAAATAGCTCCTGATCTGTTGCGCTTCGTGATACAAAGCAAAAATCGGCGTTCGTACCATCGGCGGGTGCTGTTCCTGCGCCTGACATTATAACCGAACCATCAATCCAAATTTGGCACCCGTTGCCCGCTGCACTATCATAACAATACATCGAAAATGCGTCATTATCGTTAGAATCTCCCATTGAAAAGGTTGCATCAAATGACGTAAATGCGCTGCTACTAGCTCTAACAAATACAGTGTAAACGCTGATACCCGCTAAAGCCGTCGTTAATGCTGCTTCTGTGTTGATTACTTCGTCATTTACCCCGTCGAGAGTTACACCCGTTGCGCTCTGTGTTGCGCCTATTACAGTTCCGTCAAAATCATTACCACTAGAATCTAAAGCGTCTCCGCTAGTATCCATTAAGCGCCACCTTAAAATTATATTACTCCTTATATCGTGAGACACGCCCCGTCTTGCCATTAGCCTAAGTTTTCTATAATGTTGCCTACATTATAATTGGTGCCATCAAATTTCATGTCCATAGAGTCTATAGCGTTGTCCGTTATGGTTACATCTAAAGTAAAAGGCGCCGAACCGCCCGATACTAAAACAGTAGAAGGGAAAATAACATCTCTAGGTGTAGCTCCCTGTATGAAATCTAAAGTATAATTACCCGCAGTTACAGGATTATTTAAGGTTAAAGTAACATCACCAGAAGCGCTACCTAAATCAATTATTTGATACATTCCATCATTCCAATTTACCGTTTGAGTAGTTCCAGAAGGTACAAGAGTAGATGGTAAAGTAGTTGTTTGCTGCTTGGATGTTAATACTATTCCGTCAAAAGTCAAATCTGCATCGCCCTCTATTGTACCGTCACCCGTCCAAACACCAACTTGATTATCAACTGGGGTGCCTACCTTGGTAACATCACCAATGCCTCCTATGTCTTTAGTAACTCCGTTTGTTCTAATTTTAGGAACCCCGCTTTCAGACCAGAAATCACCATCATTAGGCGAACTTGGAGCGGTGCCGTCTGGTATATTTAAACTTGCTACACTTGTAGTAGCAGCGCCTAAATTTACAAGGGCGTTTAAGGTAGTTGTACCCATCCCTATTCTATCATCACCGCTAATCACAAACGAGTCACCCGCGCTACCCGTAAGGCTAGACACAGTAAGTGTGTTTTTAGTATTATCGTCGCTCAAACCTACAATATTGAGCCTTGCAGCTCCTACCGCTGTCGCTACACCAATAGCAACAACATCGCCCGCCGTTCTAGCCAAATCAATACCCGAAGCTGAACCATCCTTAACAACTATTTTGCTTATATCGTCTACGGCTATAAAAAGAGATTTACCTGTTATTCCGTTCAATGTGGTTTCTCCATCACTTAATTGACGTAACGCGAAGTCATCAACATTGTGTTTAGAAGGGTGCGATAAATAAAAATTACCAGTATCGGCAGCTACTTCACCTAAAGTAAAATCTAGTCCGTAAATAGTCTTAATTAGATTGGTTGTTATCTTGCCTATGTTAGAATTCGTTGTAGTTGGTATAATGTCGTTTCCGTTTAGCTCCCAAGTGCCATCAACTACAGAAGTGCCGTTACCTACTGGTATAATATTGTTTGAAATTACAGGATGTGCGGCAAATATATCACTAGCCGCTGCATTATCTGTCTTGTGAGCGAAGAAAGAAGTCCCATCAAAGAATATCATTCCCGCCTTTCTATTAGTGCCTGTTGGTATAGTTCCTGCGCTTGATTTGAGGTTTATAGGCGCCGTGGTGGTGGTAGCTGCTGCGAAAAATCCTTGTACACCTAAAGTGTCGGAACCTAAAGAAGAGTTATTATTATCGGGTATTAGAGAGTTTACGGCTTGTGTCCAATTTCCTGCCTCAGCTATGTTAGCGCTTGCCCACCTTGTTATTTTATTAGTTGCGCCCGAACCCGTTACGGCTGGGTCGCCTAGCTTGCTAAAAAAACTATCTATTACGTCAATCCACAGTGTATTTTCTGTAGCTCCCGTATTGGAATTAACTCCATTAGACGTTCGATTTAAATTCGCGAACGCTTTTAGCTCTGTTGGTGTTTTTACCGCCATTAGTCGTAATCATTTGAGTAATCATTATTATAATCACCCCCAGTTAGCGGCGGGACGGTCACGCCTTGGTTATTATTATACCTTATATTCCGTAAAGTTACAAAATTCTTAATTTTTTCGTTGCCTACCCCTGAATTATTAATAACAAGCTCTTGGCCTGAATTTAATTTACTGTTAAAAGTTAGGCCATTGGCGCTAATAAGATCGATTACATTATCTAGTGTCCCGAACTCGGCGATAGTTATATCGAATATATTTTGGTCTTTTTCTGCTATCATTTTCTACGTTTTGCGTCTACTTCAATAATTTTTTCATCGTCTATTGTTTCTATAAGGCTTCCTTTAAAATTGTAGTCATCCTGTATTAGATTATCGGTAATAATTTGGTCGATTCTTATTTTTGTTTCATTAGAGTTAATTAAATCGACTACACCTGCCCCCAATTCAGGAAACTCGTAAAAGTGTCCTTTCTTAGCTGTTAGTATATGCTCAATATGCTGCTGGTCTGACTCTATTATATTAAAGTCACCCTTTACAGTGTCAATTACCATATCTTCTAAAAATTCAAAGTCCTGCGCTGCCATAATTTTAATTTAACTCACCCCGACATAGAGGCCGAAGCCCCTATACCGTTCGTCGAGATGAGTACCCAAGATTGTGAGGGTATTGTTAATATTTAATGTGTAATTTATCATATCACATGTTTATTATGTATATTTGTAATATGGAAAATTGGGAAAATATAAAAGACTTTGAGGGCAAGTATCAGGCTAGCAGTTACGGCAGAATAAGAAGCCTTAATCATGTTGTTGATTTTGGTAAAAACAAAAGAACAGTTAAGGGTAGGACTCTTAAATTTAATACGCATAAAGCTGGATACCTCTACGTTGTTGTTGGTAAAAAGAAAACTGTTCATAGGATAATTGCATCTACGTTTATTCCAAATCCCGACAATCTCCCACAAATAAACCATCTTGATGGAAATAAGGCTAATAACAATGTTAATAATCTTGAATGGACTACGGCAAAAGGTAATTCGTTTCATAAGTATTATGTCCTTGGGTATAAAAAGACTTCCCAAAAATATAAGCGCAATAAATTTAGCATGTGTGATCTTATCGGTGATCTTGCTAATAAAATCAAAGACAAAGAGCTGTGCGTTAAATACAATATCAGCAGGGGTACTCTTTATAACATTAAAAAGGAGAACGGATTTGCTAAATATCATCATGATAAACTTAAGGATGCAGAAATTGGATACATAAAAACTATGCTTCTTCATGGTGTTACCTATAAAATTATTTCTTCTCATTTTTTTATCTCTCGTTCTACAATATACAATATAAGAAAGTCAATGTAGGAATGATTTGTCTTCATAATCTGTTCTTACTGTTGGGGTTAATACTCCCGTTACTGGTAACGGTGGTGGTGTTGTAGGCGCACCAAAACTTGAGGCAATGTGTGTGTGTGTGTTAAATGTTGTAATTATTTCATTTACCTTGCTCTCTAATGCATTTATTTTATTAGTTAAAGGCTCTATATTTATCAGTCCCCCGTTATCTCCGCCGTTAAATTGGGTTAGATCCGTATCGATAAGCATTTTATCAATTTCAGTAGTAAGGGCTACGAATCCTGTTGACTTATTAACAAATGTTACCGCTATGTCGCTTCCTTCTTTTGGAACAAGTACAAAGCCTACAGTTTGAGATGCAACGGCCTGAAATCTAATGTTAAACCGTTCGGCCTGATCGCCAGCAGGAACAAAAGTACACGTACGTTTAGTTTCGTCTACGTCTTGAGCCGTGCCGTACTGACTGTAATACATCTCTCTATTTAAGATGTCCCTTACCATATTTTCTATTACATCTAATGGCATTACGCTACTTTGTTTTTGAGTTCAACAATCTGCCTATATCCATCTATTCCGAAAGTCTTGGTAACCGATTTAATTAAATAGGTTCCTTCTCTTTCTAAATTCTTGTTATCGAATAGAGTTACTTTGTCTTCGGGGTCAAATCTAGGCTCACCAAACGTAGTTAACGCACCTTCGTAACCTTCATAAATAAATTCATCTATCCTGCGTATTATCTCGGCTTCTAATTGCGCTTCGGTGAAATTGTAGACTTTCAAAGGCTTAGTTTGGGCTGCATTTTGTACAACCTTTGTCACTCTTACGGTTCCGTTTTCTTTCGATCCGTAAAGTACTATTCTAGTGTTGTTTTCTAGTATAGATTCTGCCTTGATAACTAAATCAACGTCCTCTTCTTTTATGTAGTTAAGATTAGAGCCTATTACATGTTTTTGAAACCCTAACTCGGCAACATCACCGCCCTGAGACAAAATAGAGGGTAAAATTCTAACTTGCAATACGTCCCCTTTGTAAAATATCTTGAATCCGAATTGTTTACGTAGCACTTCGAACACTTTAACAGCGTTTACAAAGGCATTATTATCTATTTCAAAGGCTCCTATGTGTGCGTTTTCGTCGTCGAACTCTATTTTCTCGCCTTGAGCCACAAATTTAACCACCTCCCCTACTGTAGTGCTTGCAAATGACTTAGAAGGAATGTTTTTTTGTTTTAGTAAATACATTCTATCCTGACACTCTATTTTCAGTGGTGAATCGGGCATTATCTTAGAAATAAACCCTTCGAATTCTGTACTAATGTTAGGAAAATAACCAAGCTCTATTTTAACAGGATCGTTTCTATTAAATACATTATTAGTGCCTACTGTTATTGTTTTGTTATCGTTTAGAAACTTGTTAGGCATTACAATAATGGCTGTGTCAGTCATATTGTCGAAACTTTTATTAATCTCAATTTTAGTAGTGTAGTTAAATTGAAAATTCCCTATTGTGATTCTGCTTATTAACCTTTTCATAACTCTTCAAGATTAATAGGTGTATCACTTAGCGCAGTGATTTGAAAGGGCTGCATGTTTCTGAATCCTTGTAATTCGGCGAATTTAAAATCGGATATCACCATTTGGCTAATACCAAAAAGCTGTAAAAACTCACTAGTGACTTCTATAGCGTCAGGTATTTGGCAAATCTGTATAAGGCGTTCTGTATCAATGGCAGGGTAAACGTTGCCGATATCCTCAACTGTATTACCTTCGGTTATTCCAATTATATTGCCCTGAATAGTTATAAGATAATCACCCAGCGAAACATATTCTTTTACCGTGCCATCTCGACCTTGGATAGCTGTTTTAACAATATTTTTAGACATCGAAACATCTACCAAAGCGGTCTGCATAACAATCCCTTCGTACTCAATAGGGTTATTCCCTTCAATATCTTCTAATTCAAAAAACTGACCGCCTTGAATCTGAATTTGAGTATGTACGGGTGTACCTAAATATGATTGCCTTTCTGCTACCTCAAATTGCGCTTCTCTGAATTGGAAATCCGCCGATGTTTCGCCTTTTAATGGCCTTGCTCTACTTCTTCTGAACGATATAGCGAACCCTGCTGTTTGGATTGCACCTATAGCAAAAGCGGGTAATGCTTCACCAATTTTACTTTTTAACCTATTTCCGAAGTCATCAACTTTACCTTTTAATGGGATATTTGGTTTAAATAATGGCATTACGATAGTTGGGTTTGTATATCGTTAACAGAACTTAACAGGGCTTCTACAATTACACGTTTAGTCTCTTCCATCCCCTCGCCAACGGTGGTAGTGGTATTATTAATCTCCCTTACTAAGTTTTCGATATTTAAAATAAATGTCTTCGGCGCTGCTGATTTAATAGTAGTACCTGCCCCTGCTACCTCACCCGCTGCCCCTGCTGTTGCGTTGGCTGGTGCCGCGATAGAACCCCGCGCAAATGGATTTTGTATTGATGAAGCGCCCCCCTTGAAGTTAAAGCCTCTCAAACTTTCTAGAGCAGAGCTTTGTGCTGCTCTTGAATCCATCTGTCGCCCAAACTCTTGAAGTCTATTATCGATAGCCTTGTCTTCTTGGGTTTGGGCGCCAGAAATACCCATACTACTCCTTAAATCCTCTATGCTTTGTGCGGCACCTTTAGCAATATCCGACCCCGTAAATTTGGCTACTAACTCTAAAATTTGTTGCAACGGAAACAATACCGTATCTAATAAAGTGGCTCCTATTGCCTTTAATCCTGATAGTATACCGTCATTTTCAAATGCATTGACTATGTTATCCCAATTATTTCTAAAAGATTGTATTGCGGATATTATTAAACCTAATGGCCCAAGTGCAAAGGTTAACGCAGCGCCCCACTCATCCCACTTGGCAATAATCACAGCCACAACAGCAATCAAGGCAATTATACCAATTACAATTAATCCAATAGGATTTAAACTCATTACAACATTGAGCACAGCTTGCGCCCCTGTCCATAGTTGGGTGGCTAAAGTTATTCCAGCCATAACAAGCTTAAAACCCGCAAATACACCAACCAAACCGCCAACCACGGTAAGTATAGTACCCAAATTATCAGTTAAGAATACTACAGCATTTTTTACTAGATTAAGCCCGCCTGTAACCTCTGAGCTACTTGTGAATAGGTTAGTCCATTTATTACTTAGTTCGGTTAATCTATTAGTTAACGTGTTGGTGTTTTTATCATACTGTTCTTGTGCTACGCCAGCTATTGAAACAGCCTTTGTGTACTTCGCGACCTTATCAACGTTGTCTAATAAGATTTGACCTGCTACCAAGTTCTCGGCTCCAAATACTTTAAATAGCGCTGTAGAATCACCGCTTATTTTGGCTAATTCCCTTAATCTATCGGTTAATGGTAGCGTTTTGCTCGTTACGATAGCCGCGTTTACCCCGAATTTTTCTAATTGCTTAATTGATTCAGGTGGCAGCGCGTCCAAAGTACTCATTTTAATAAGCACGTTTCTAAGGGTTGTGCCTGCCTCGGCTCCTTTAATGTTTTTCTCGGCTAATGTCTCTATAAGCCCCACGGAATCGGCTACAGTTAAGTTAAGACTAGCTGCAACAGTACCAAATTTATCTAACGATTGAGTTATCAAAGGAACAGCCGCCGCACCTTCTTTTGCACCCGCCGCCAATATGTCAATAACCATTACAGCCGACTCCGCACCTAGTCCGAACTGATTTAAAGTACCTGTTAAAGATTGTACGGAAGTTTCTAGCGTTTCACCACTTGCTTTAGATAGTATTATTGAAGCCTGCGTAACAGCCCCTAATGCTTCGGCGCTTTTCAATAGTTCAGGTTTAGCACTACCAACTAACTCAAATGCTTTGGCGATCTCTACAGAGCTACCCTTGGTTGTTTTGGCTACTTTAGCAATTTCGTCTTTGAATCCTTCTAATTGATCCCCTGACGCCCCTGTAATAGCACTTAATGAAGCAATATTAGCCTCGTATTGTGCAATACTTTGAGCTGTCTTGATTAACACAGTCCCTATAGCCGCAGCCGACGCAAAACCTATTAATTGATCTTTTACTTTAGCTAT